AAAGATTCAAGGCTTTCAAAAAGAACTTAATAAGATCTTAAATGAAGTTGGTTTCTTAGAAGCCCAAAAATCCGCAGTATTAGGAAAGTTCCACGAAGAAAACAAAAAGACTGAAGACTTCAAGAAAGAACTAGAAAAAGAATATGGCTCTATCAATATTAATTTAGAAGATGGAACATATGAACCTATTGAAAAAGAAGAAGATAAGAAATAATGCCTTCTGTAATTAGAAAGATAAGCATTGGTTCTGACTACAAAACTGATGCTATGCATTATTCAATAGGTCAGTCAGTTTATGGTGGTCATACTATATCACATATACTTTCTGATACTAAAGATAATTCTTATAATATTTTTATCAAAAAACAAGACGAGGTATTGCCGTGGAAGAAATTTAATTCTAACATGGCTATATCCGTTGAGTATGACTTAGAGTATTAATGAAAAGTTTATTTGATTTTATCGTTGAGCCTTATGGCCAGCGATATAATAATAAAATTAAAGTAGGTGACAAAAGCCTTATAATTAATACACAAATTGAAACTTTTAAATCTATAAACAATATAGCAAAAGTTATAGAAGTTCCTTTGTCATACAAAACACCTATTAAAAAAGGAGATTTAATAATGATTCATCACAATGTATTTAGAAGATGGTATAACGTAAGAGGTGAAGAAAAAAATAGTAAATCTTTTTTTAAAGACAATATGTATTTTGTACAACAAGATCAAATTTATTTATATAAAAATAAAGACAAATGGTTGTCTTTTGGGGATAGATGTTTTGTTGCACCAATTAAAGATAAAATTGAAATACATAATGTTTTAGAACAAAACCTTATTGGTATATTAAAATATGGTAATAGTTCTTTAGAAGCGCTAGAAATACACGAGGGAGACCTTATAGGTTATAAACCTTTTGGTGAGTTTGAGTTTGTTGTAAATGGTAAGCGTTTATATTGTATGAAATCTAATGATATTGTAATTAAACATGAACGTCAAGGAAACGAAGAAGAATATAATCCAAGCTGGACACAAAGCTGTTGAAGAACTTATTAAAGTTGCTAAAGAAGCTATTGTTGATTCAGATGATGATATATCCGCTGATCGTTTAAAAAACGCTGCGGCTACAAAAAAACTAGCTATATTTGATGCTTTTGAAATACTTAATCGTATACAGGAAGAAAGCAATATATTAGAAGATATAATTGTAGATAAAAAAGAAACTACATTTAAAGGTTTTGCTGAAAAAAGATCTAAATAATGTATAAGCAAAATTTATATAAAATAGTTGAACCTATAAAGCCACATGTCATTAAAAGACTTAACAAGTCTAAAAAATGGAAATATGGTTACAATAAAGACTACGATATTATAGTAATAAGCAGAACAGGTCAAATAGGTGAAATATATGAAATACAAAATCTTGTAATTGCTTTACCATTAGAAAATAATTCTTATAAAAGATCTAATAAAATTTCAGAACAATATTGGAAAGTATTTGAAAAAAGAAAAGAACTAAAAAATATTAAAACAATATTTGATTGGAAAACTTATCCTGAAACATTTAAACAAAAACTACACGGTTACATTGATGAAGAATTTAAAAGAAGAGACGAAGGTTTCTGGTTTTACAATAAAGGCATTCCTACCTATATTACTGGTACTCACTACATGTATTTGCAATGGTCAAAGATTGATGTTGGGCAACCAGACTTTAGGGAAGCAAACAGATTATTCTTCATATTCTGGGAAGCTTGCAAAGCAGACAAAAGATGCTATGGCATGGCATACCTTAAAAACAGAAGGTCAGGATTCTCTTTTATGGCGTCCGGTGAAACAGTTAATATGGCAACGATCTCGAGTGATGCAAGATTCGGTGTTCTCTCGAAATCTGGAGCGGATGCTAAAAAGATGTTTACAGACAAAATTGTCCCGATCTCAGTTAACTACCCGTTTTTCTTCAAACCGATCCAAGACGGTATGGACAGACCCAAAACGGAACTTGCGTATAGAGTACCAGCGTCAAAGTTTACAAGAAAAAAGCTTGAAGCAAATGAACGGCTTGAAGAAATGGTTGGACTCGATACAACAATCGACTGGAAAAATACTGGAGATAACTCCTATGACGGTGAAAAACTTATGTTACTTGTACATGACGAAGCAGGTAAATGGGAAAAACCAGAAAACATCCTTAATAACTGGCGTGTTACAAAAACAACGCTAAGATTAGGTAGCAGAATAATTGGTAAATGCATGATGGGATCAACGAGCAACGCTCTTGATAAAGGTGGTAGAAACTATAAAAAATTATATGATGATTCAAACGTTACCAAAAGAAACCGCAATGGACAGACTAGCTCAGGATTATATAGCTTGTTCATACCTATGGAATGGAACTACGAAGGATACATTGATACTCATGGATACCCTGTCTTTGAAACTCCAAAATCCTCAGTTGATGGCATCGATGGCCAAGCGATTGAAATTGGCGTCATTGAACACTGGGAAAATGAAGTAGATGGCCTTAAGAATGATCCTGATGCACTTAATGAATTATATAGACAGTTTCCACGTACTGAAAAACATGCATTTAGAGATGAAACAAAACAATCTTTATTTAATCTAACTAAAATTTACGAACAAATAGATTACAATGAAGATTTAAAACATTCTAATGTTATAACTAAAGGTAGTTTTCAATGGCAAGATGGTATTAAAGATACAAGTGTTATGTTTGTTCCTAGCAACCAAGGTAGATTTTTAGTTTCCTGGGTTCCAAACGTAAATCAACAAAATAGAGTTGTTGTTAAAAACGGTAGAAAATATCCTGGTAACGAACATATGGGAGCTTTTGGTTGTGATAGTTATGATATATCAGGAACAGTAGATGGTAGAGGATCAAAAGGTTCTTTACACGGTTTGACTAAATTTAGTATGGAAGATGCGCCACCTAATTTATTTTTTTTAGAATATATAGCTAGACCTCAGACTGCAGAAATATTTTTTGAAGATGTGCTTATGGCTTGTATATTTTATGGTATGCCACTTCTTGCGGAAAATAATAAACCTAGATTATTGTATCATTTTAAAAGAAGAGGTTATAGAGGTTTTTCTATGAATCGTCCAGACAAAACAATGCATAAATTATCTATAACAGAAAAAGAAATAGGTGGTATACCTAATTCAAGTCAAGATATAAAACAAGCTCACGCTGCCGCTATAGAAGCTTATATTGAAATGTTTGTAGGTTACAACAATGAACAATATGGAACAATGTATTTTCAACAAACTCTAGAAGACTGGGCAGCATTTGATATAAATAATAGAACTAAACACGATGCGTCAATAAGCTCTGGCTTAGCTATTATGGCTTGTAATAAAAATAAATATAGACCCGTTGCTGAAGTTATTAAAGAAGCAGTAAATTTAAACTTTTCTAAATATGATAACAGAGGTGGTAAATCAAAAATAATTAATAGATGAAATTAAACACTGGTGTTAATAGTGCGTTTCCAAGTCAGATGGTATCTGAGGAAGAAAAGAAAAGTATAGAATATGGGTTATTAGTTGGGCAAGCTGTTGAATATGAATGGTTTAGAGGTGGTAGAGTTAATGGAAGTAGATGGAATACAGGTTATCAAAATTTTCATAACTTAAGATTATATGCTAGAGGAGAACAAAACGTACAAAAATATAAAGACGAATTATCTATTAATGGTGATTTGTCTTATTTAAATTTAGACTGGAAACCAGTTCCTATTATACCTAAGTTTTTAGATATAGTAGTTAATGGTATTGCAGCTAAAAATTATGATATAAAAGCTTTTTCACAAGATCCTTTTTCATTAAAACAAAGAACTCAATATGCAACTGATTTAGTTGAAGATATGTATGGCCAAGAGCTTATTGCCCAAGCTAAACAAACCACTGGTGAAGATTTTTCAAGATCTAATGTTGCAACAAGCGAACTACCTAGAAATAAAGAAGAGTTAGAGCTTCATATGCAACTTAGTTATAAACAAGGTGTTGAAATAGCAGAAGAAGAAGTTATTGATAATGTTTTAGCCAACAATAAATATAATTTAACTAAAAAAAGAGTTATTGAAGATATTGCTACTATAGGTATAGGCGCAACTAAAACTAGTTTCAACAAATCAAATGGTGTTATAGTTGATTATGTTGACCCTGCTAATTTAGTTTATTCTTACACTAACGATCCTAATTTTGAAGACATATATTATGTAGGTGAAATAAAGTCAATGACTTTAGCAGAAATAAAAAAACAATTCCCGTTTCTTACAGATAAAGAAATGGAAAAAATGGTTAAATACCCTGGTCGAGATGGTTATATAGCTAATCCTAATTATGATAATGATTTAGTTCAAATATTATTTTTTGAATATAAAACATTTATTAATCAAGTTTTTAAAATAAAAAAGACTGATTCTGGATTAGAAAAAACATTACAAAAACCAGATACATTTAATCCACCTGAAAGCGATAATTTTAATAGGGTATCAAGAAGTATAGAAGTTTTGTTTAGTGGTGCTAAAGTAATGGGTGTTCCACAAATGCTAGAGTGGAAGTTAGCAAAAAATATGACAAGACCCGTGTCTGATACAACTAAAGTTAATATGAATTACACTATATGTGCGCCTAATTTATACCAAGGACGCATAGAGTCTTTAGTTAGTAGGTGTACAAGTTTTGCAGATATGATACAACTTACGTCTTTAAAACTTCAACAAGTTATTCAACGTATGGTACCAGACGGTGTGTTTGTTGATGTTGATGGTTTGGCTGAAGTTGATCTAGGCAATGGTACTAATTATAATCCACAAGAAGCTTTAAACATGTATTTCCAAACTGGTAGTATAGTTGGAAGAAGTTTAACACAAGATGGTGATCCTAATAGAGGTAAAGTACCAATACAAGAATTACAAACATCGGCATCTAATGCTAAAATACAATCATTAATAGCCACATATCAGTATTATTTACAAATGATACGTGATGTAACTGGTTTAAATGAAGCTAGGGATGGTAGTCAACCTGATCCCAATGCTTTAGTTGGTTTACAAAAAATGGCTGCTAATGCTTCAAACATAGCAACTAAACATATTTTAGATTCAAGTCTATATTTAACATTAAGAATATGTGAAAATATTTCACTTAGAGTTGCGGATGCTTTAGAATTTCCATTAACAGCAAACTCATTAAAAGAAAGTATATCTGTTTTTAATGTTGAAACATTAAAAGAAATAGACACATTGAACCTCCATGATTTTGGTATATATTTAGAACTTGAACCAGATGAAGAAGAAAAAGCACAGCTAGAACAAAATATACAAATTGCTATACAAAATCAAGGTATTGATTTGGAAGACGCTATAGATATAAGACAAATTAAAAATTTAAAGTTAGCAAACCAAATGCTAAAACTTAAAAGAAAGCAAAAACAAAAAGAAGATCAAGCTAATCAAAAAGCAATGATAGCTGCTCAAGGTGAGGCTAATGCAAAAGCAGCTGAGTCTGCAGCTATGAGTGAAGTTGAAAAACAACAAGCTTTAGCTCAAACAGAAATACAAATAGAACAAGCTAAGTCTCAGTTTGAAATACAACGAATGGAACAAGAAGCTTTAATTAAAAAACAATTAATGGCTGAAGAGTTTCAATATCAACTTCAACTGGCTCAACAAAAAAACGCTAGAGTAAGTGAAAAAGAACAATTTATAGAAGATCGTAAAGATAAAAGAACTAAAATACAAGCAACACAACAATCAAAAATGATTGATCAACGTCAAAATGATTTATTACCTACAGACTTTGAGTCTTCTGGAAATGATAATTTAGACGGATTCGGTTTAGAGCAATTTATGCCTCAATAAACTATTTATTAATTTTTATTATATTATATTATGTCAGAACAAGTAAAAGAAGAAGGCACGTTTAAAATTAAACGTAAGCCAAAACAATTGATTAAAGACGATATTATTAAAGTCGATTTATCAAAACCTAAAACAGAAGAAAAAGATGCCATTCAAGTCGGAGAAACAAAAAAGGTGGATGTGGAAGAACAAACCGGATCTAGCCCTGGAGTGGACGAACAAGTATCAGAGCCCAAAGAAGTTTCTGAAACTAAAGAAGAAACCCCTATAATACAAGAAATTGTAGAAGAAGAAAAGCCTATTGAAAAAAAGGTTGAAGAAGAAATTGTAGAATTAGGTGAAAAAATAGAAGAAAAAGTTATTGCTCCAACACCTGAAGAGGTAAGAGAAGTAGCTAAACTACCTGAAAACATAGAAAAAGTCGTAGACTTTATGAAAGAAACTGGTGGTACATTAGAAGATTATGTAAGATTAAATGCAGATTATTCTAATATAGATAATGATACTCTATTAAGAGAGTACTATAAACAAGCCAAATCACACTTAGATTCAAGTGAAATTAACTTTATGATTGAAGATAATTTTGCATATGATGAAGAAGTGGATGAGGAGCGAGATATTCGTAAGAAAAAACTCGCTTATAAAGAAGAGGTTGCTAAAGCCCGAAAGCATTTAGATGGTTTAAAAAGTCAATACTACGAGGAAATCAAGTTGAGACC